TAAGTATGAAGAATTTGCGTCTCCAGATGTGCCTCATTCTGGTAACTATATGGATGATGATTTTCTTACAATGCTCGACCACGCACGTCACGTTGCAGGGATTCCGTTTAAAATCAACTCCGGATATCGAACTATCGAACATAACGAGAAGGTTGGAGGAAAACCGAACTCAAGCCACATTGTGGGAAAGGCAGTTGATATCGCAATCAAGGGTTCGAGAGAAAGATGGATTATACTTGAAGCCCTCATTAATGCTGGATTCACCAGGTTTGGTATTGCCACGACTTTCATCCACGTTGACTCAGATGACTACAAGGATGCAAATGTTATCTGGACGTATTAGTGCAACAGTAGGTAATACTTTATTAAATGTCGAAGATTAAGAAGAAGTTTAAAGATACAGCAGTAGGATCATTCCTACTGCAAAAGATACCCAAAGTGGTAGGTGCTATAGCACAAGACACCCCCGTAGGAAACGTAATAGAAGCGATTATAGGGGGTTCTGATATGTCTAGCGAGGATAAGGACATAGCACTAGAGAAACTACGCTTAGAACGCTCTGAAATGGACGGAGTGACCCGCAGATGGGTCGCTGATAGCAGAAGTGGTTGGCTCGCACAAAATGTGCGGCCACTTACATTAGTGTTTTTAACTGTCAGTTATGTTGTAGGATGGTACTTGGGTTATCCTCTAGATTCTATTACAGGCTTATTGACTATCGTGATTGGTGGCTATTTTGGCAGCCGCGGAGTCGAGAAGGTGTTTGGTAACAAAATGCATCAGTAATGGCCCGTAGAGCAGAACCTTCATTCCATAAGAAGAAAAGAGTTAAGCGACCTGGTACGCACGCTAAGTCTAAGACTAGCGCGCTAAAAAGCTCTAAGAACTACACTAAGAAATATCGAGGTCAGGGTAGATAGACTACTTTGTTAAACACAGTACATATTTAAACGCAGTGCTGGTGGCTCCATTTTAAATGGGCCACCTATTATCTTGTTATATATAATTAAAAGAAAACAAAGAAAAAGAAAAGGGTAAAAGAAAAAGAAAGAAAAGAAAAAGCCCCCTAGAAAAACAAACTTTCAATGCTATCTGATCCAACAATATCTCTATTGAAGTTTGGTAGCTTTTAACGTAGATCTACTGCTACGTTTTGCAAATGTATAAAAAATTATTATATTGCAGTATGAAATTAAGACATTTTCTTATTACAGAGTTTGATAGCCCTGATAAACCAGGATCTGCCGAAAAGTATATGGATAGAGAATTTCTGTATATGATAGACGCAGCGGCACATTTGTGTAAGCTGCAATTCTTAATAGTATCTGGTTATAGGACTAGGTTCCAGAATAATCGATGGAATGATTCTACTGTAAGCAGCCACCTTATAGGTAAGGCTGCGATAATACGTTGTGAGAACTCCAAGAAACGATACAAGATGATAGCTTCTTTGATGGAGGTGGGATTTAGTCGAATAGCAGTCTCTAGAGATCAGAAGACTATATATGTAGATAATGATGATCAAAAACCAAATATGTTTTGGTTATATTAATAACATAATGTATATTTGTCATAATTAAACTTGATTGTTTTTCATTTGTAAATTGTTTTAGTTAATTTGGTTGAGAGGGCTGTAGAGATACAGCTCTCTTTTTTGTTGATTAATTATTTGTTTAGTTAATTATTTTTTATACCTTGCATAAAAATTAACTAATATGAAGAACACACTTAGACCATTTTACAATCAGACCGATTACTACAAGGCGAGGATTGAGGCACTAACCAAATACAATGCAGAAAAGCAAGATGAGATAGATAGATTGATATCTTATGTTGTGGAGCTTTGTGATGATGAATGCCCTACAGAATACAAGCAAGTTGTATTAAAAGAAATTACTAAATATTAATTTATGAATATTACACAGAAACTATTAATGATCCAGACGGAGCTTAAGGCTCCGAAGAACCAAAGGAATGCCTTTGGGAAGTACAATTACAGATCTGCCGAGGACATCTTGGAGGCTGTTAAACCATTAGCTATGAAGCACGAAGCTGTGCTTAAAATGACTGATGAGATTAAGGAAGTTGGAGGAGTCTTATTTATTGAGTCTACTGCCAAGCTTATTGATGCTAAAGACCCTAGTATGCAGATTGAGTCTAATGCTCAGGCTATTATAGACTTTGATGCTAAAGGGATGCAACAGCCCCAGAGAACTGGAGCTGCTTCTAGCTATGCTAAGAAGTATGCTATAGGTAACTTATTACTTATAGATGATACTAAAGATGCTGATGCTACTAACGATCACAGTAAGTCTAGTCCTGGAAAACCAGCTTTAATCAAAGACTCTCCTGAATACAATAAGGTAATATCTTACCTTGATGGCGGGGGCAATGTTGCTGCCGTTATGAGAAAGTATACTATTAACAACGATCTGTTGAAAGATCTTAAATCACTAATTAAATAAATATATAAACTATGAGTGCATTACTATCACTAGGACTAAAAGGTAAAGACGGTAAGTATAAAAACGTTACTGTCAAAATTTACGACAACACTAACGAATACGGAAAGAATGTCTCTGTATGGGCGGAACAAACCAAAGAGCAGAGAGATGCTAAAGAAGACAGGAATTTCCTAGGTAATGGAAAAGTTGTTTGGACTGACGGGGCTGTTAGCGTAGCCGAGAAGCAGGAGAAGGCAGCCGAGATTGAAACCGGTGAGCTTGATTTTTAATTATTAATGTTAGAAGAAGAGGGAAGTCGAAAGTCTTCCCTTTTTTTTGCTAAACCAAATTAGATGAACCAAATTTACAGAAGCCTAGATCACTTAACGTATAGGCTAAAACAAAACAGCATTAAACCTTCTAATCGAGACAGAGAAGCTCTAAACGATCTTATCAAGGAGTTAAATTATAATGAGGCTATTGAACAGTACAGAAGCAGATTTCTGCATAGGCTTGCAACTTGGGCCTTTGCTCAGGTGTTCAGCCTAAGGATTGGCGACAGCCAAGCCACCTCAGATTTCTTTGTGCATAGGGTCATATCTAAAATGGAACAGATAATTAGAACTGATAGATCAATGTGGGAGCAGACCTTAGCGGTTGATTTGTTTTGTATGAATCCCGATGGGGATTCAATACAAGAACACGAGAGCTTTATTAGACAATTAGTAGAGGGTATTATAAAAGACAATACAGGGCCAAATGCCATACCAGGAATTAGAGCTAGATCACAACAAGAAGTTTGAGCAAATTCTTAAGGATGCCTATGTGGATCCTAAGAAGGAGGTTGACTATCCTCCTGTAGCCATTTCTATGGGGTCTACAGGTGGTGAAAGGGACTTGCCTATATGTGTGGGTACCTATGGCAATTTCAGCTTCATACAGGCTCCCCCAAAGAGTCGTAAGACTTTCTTAGTTTCTCTTATGGCTAGTGCTTATATTTCTGGATCTAATCATTATTCTGAAAGAATGCTTGGCCATAGTGATGGTAAGATGACTATTCACTATGATACTGAGCAGGGAGAGTTCCACGCTCAAAGAGTATTTGGCCGAATAGATAAAATGGCTGGAGGGCTTGAAACATACAAGCCCTACTCACTAAGGGAATATACTCCCCAGGAGAGACTTGAGTTTATAGACTGGCACATCAACAGAGTAGATAACTTAGGTCTAGTAATTATAGATGGAATAGCTGATCTTATAAATGATGTGAATGATATCAATGCCAGCAATGAGCTTGTTCAATACTTGATGAAGTGGACTAAAGAACTAAAGATCCATATCATTACTGTTATTCACTCTAATTACAATTCAATGAAGCCTACAGGCCACTTAGGGTCCTTCTTAGAAAAGAAGACTGAAACTCAGATATCAGTTAAGGTTGATGAAGAGGATGATGGAATTACTATTGTCACCTGTATGCGAAGTAGAGGACAGCCTTTCGATAAGTTTAGTTTTAGAATAAAAAATGGAATACCTTACATAGATAAACAAATTAACCTTCCAGAAGAAGGAAGCTACATAAACTTATGAACGAACTAATTTTTACCCTTAATACTAGAGCTCAACCCCACCAATCATTTAGGATTGGCAGGAATGGAATTAAGTACAAACCCAAGAAAATTGTTGATTACCAGAAGTACATTGTTACATTAGTTTCGGAACAGTTACCCGACAATTTCGTTATAATAGAAGCGGGAACACCAATTTTTGTGGAATATATTGAATATAGTTACGCATATCCTAAGGCTACTCCGAAGAAAAGGAGGATAGGTCAAACACCTAAAACAACTAAGCCAGACTTACAGGATAACCTCAACAAGGCATTCTTTGATGCCTTGGAGGGACTCATTTATGAACAGGATCAAAATATTGTAGAGATAAAACAAATGAAGAAATACTACAGCGATTCTGACTGCATAAAGGTAAAATTTGTTTATTAGACAACAATGTGTTAAATTTATAACAAAATGAAGAGATTTTTAACGAATACATTAATGAGAATGATTTGTTTAACAGTATCCGTAGTATGGAGTTTAGTTTTTTTTACGGTTGCAATAAAAATATTTGATAAGTTATGGGAATAGATTTTGAATGGATAATGGGATTTGCTTTTGGAGCAGACTACCTCACTGACATTGATGTACAGGGTAGCTCAGAAGAATTAAAGATAGACATCGTTAGATTACAGCTAGGATTCTTTGCTATTTATATACCAGTTAGGTTTTAGTGTTAGAAGATCTTGGTAGAAAGCACGAGCTTTGGTTGGCAATGGCGTTGAATATGGGAGTGCCACCCTCCCTTGCCGAGGATTTGATCCAGGAGATGTATCTTCGGCTTCATAAGTATGTCAAAGACGAAAGCAAGGTTTACTACAAAGACACTGGCACAATCAATAGATTCTACATATGGACCACTATAAGGAATATGTGGATGAGCGCAAGGACTTACAAAGCTAAGAATGGTACTGTTTATTTAGAAGATCTGTCTGATTACTCGGCAGATTTTCTACATATAAATAATCAAGTAACATATGATGTGAAAGAGATGGAGGCTATAGAGGCTCACGACAGGCTTTTCGACAAAGTGATGAAGGTAGTTGAGGATTGGGACTATTGGTATGACCAGAAGCTTTTTGCTCTATATTACAGAAGCGATATGTCTATGAGGGATATCGCAAGCGTAACAAACATATCCTTGACCTCAATATTTAATAGTTGTAAGAACTATAAGGTAAAGATTAATAACGAGCTCCTGGAAGACTGGGAGGATTTTAAGAACGGAGATTTTGATAAAATTTAATTATGGAAGCACCTAAGGATAAAAGAACGAAGGCCTATAAGGAATGGGTCAAGAATCACCAAAAGGCCTCAGAAGGCCTTGGTGATACAGTAGAGAAGATTACTAAGGCTACCGGGATAAAGAAGGTGGTAGAGATGTTTGCGGATGGTAAGGACTGTGGATGTGATGAGCGTAAGGAAAAACTGAACAAGATGTTTTCTTATCAGAAACCCAATTGTTTGACAGAGCCTGAATTTGATTATCTCAAGGAGTTATTCAAAAACGGGACACCTAGTTCTACGTCATCCACGATGCAGAGGGATGTTCTTAATATATACAATAGAGTCTTTGACGAAAAAAGAGAACCTACTGGATGTAGCAGTTGTTTTTACAACGGAGTGCTAGATAAATTAGAGGACATATATAATGAATATCTGGGATAACATAGTTGATAAACCTATTGGTGAGTATAATGAGGCTGATCTATTCAGCCAAATCAAACTGTCCAATTATATTGATTTAGTTAAGTCAGAAGATAAGATGAGTAGGTGGGATTGTTATTCAGCTCACTTTAATCACAGAATAGAACTTAAATGCAGGGGTAGACATTACGATGATCTACTGATAGAGAAATCTAAATACGATTATATGGTGGCCCAAGCTCACGAGAATTTGGAAGTACCTATGTATATATGCTCAACCCCAAAAAGTGTTTACTGTTTTAATCTTCTTAGGATTAAACCTAAGTGGGTTATAGAGAAACACAACAAGACAACTCAATTCAAGAACACAAAAAAAGTAGAAAAGTTAGTAGGCAATATGTCTATTAATGATAAACATTGCCATTCATTTTTATAAGCTATGGGAGATTCAGTAAGTAAGTATTTTTTAGACAGAGAAGAGTACACCACTAATACAACAGCTAGAAGGGATCCGCTTAAAACGGATCCTATTGTTGAAGAGGTAAAGGAGATTATGGATAAACGCAGTCAGCGTGGGATAAAGGAGTATGGGATGACCTTACAAGATAACCCGGATGGATTCTATGTATGGTTAAAGGAACTCCAGGAGGAGCTGCTCGATGCAGCTCTATACATACAGAAATTAAGGAAACAGAAATGAATACTAGAGACAGAATACAAAAGATAGTAGGTTATAGAACCTGGTCTGTTCAAAGGAAAGTAGATGCTTTACTAGAGATTGATTGCAACCTATATACAAACCTAGGCACAGATTCTACTGCTACTGAGCGAAAGGATGTTAAGTCTATTAGCAAGTTAATCTACAAGTCTATATCCAACATCAGTCCAATAGACGGCTACCTACTCAAAGCTTATTACGAAGAAAAACCTAAATCTATTTCGTAGTTAACAAAATGTTTATTATCTTGCTTGAAAATAAAACTATATGAGCAACGATACAATAACATTGCTAGACGGAATAAGTTGGAATAAGGACGAACTTATATCCAATATGGATTCGGATCCATTTTACTATGGCCACTTAAGCAAAGCAGCTTTATCTTCATCCGCCTGCAAAGACCTGCTAAGGTCTTCTAAGGCATACTACAAATCACTACAAAAAAAACAGACTGACACTGCCGCTCTTAGGGAAGGTAGGTTGTTTCATACCTTGGTTTTAGAGCCGGAGAAAATGCAACAGAAGTATGAGTTTGTGAATGTAGAAAAGAGGACCTTAAAAGCATTTAAGGATGCCGACTTAGCTACTGATAAAGAAGTCTTTCTACAGAAGGAGTTTTACTTTATGAGGGCCTTGAAGAAGAACATAGATAAATGTGATTATGCAAACAGTTTACTCCAGGATGGTCTTGGAGAAGTGCCGGCTATAGATTTTATAAATGATATACCTTTTAGGGGTAAGGCTGATTATCTAAGGAATAATCATATAATAGACCTTAAGACCACCTCGTCTTTAGACGGGTGGGAATATACCTCCAAGAAGAAATGGCATTATGATATGCAAGCTTTTATATACAGACATCTATTCAATGTGGATCGATTCACTTTTTTAGTTATCGAAAAGATAACCGGAGAGATAGGTGTATACGAAGCCTCTGAAGAGTGCTTCGAGTCAGGAGAAGAGAAGGTCCAAATCTGCACGGATAGATACAAGGAAGACTTCTTGGGAAAATCTGATGATGAGATCGAGACTGTAGTGTTTAATCGCTATATACACGGAAGCATCTAATGACTAAAGAAGAGTATGACTTTGAGGTATTGAATTATTATTACCTTGCTTTGGTTGATTTACTGATGGGTGTTACCTATCAAGAGATCTCAAAACAAATGAAGGACTTTGAGTCTTTAGAGTTGTATGAAGCTTGTGATGGAGTTAAGAAAGCTTTAGATCAGGCAGATAAGTGTACTATAAAAGAGATACAATTAGAAGTTGATAAAGTGGAACTAGAACTAGAAAAACAAAAAGATATATATGAAAATTGAAGAAATAAGAATCTTAGTAGAAAGAGAGCTTGAATTAGACTTAAGTCATCCTAGCAGGCTAAGGGCGAGAGTGTATGCTAGAGCTGTATACTTTAAACTGTGCAGACAACATACCTTCGAGTCTCTTAATGATATAGGTGCATCTGTAGGTAGAGATCACGCTACAGTCCTTCACGGAATCAAGATATTTGATGATGTAATCATTGAGTATGAAATGAATTTGTATGAGGTTTATGATAAACTCAATAAGCTTATATCTAAATGTAATAAGACTAGAGAGAGAGATATTAAGCCAGAAAAATATTATAGAGATAAGTATGCCGGCCTACTGGTCGAGCATAGAACCCTACTGAATGAGTATAGAACTCTTATAACTAAAGAATATGTATAGACCGCTACCAAAAGAGCTTACCATAAAGAACAGTGGCATAGATGGGCAAGGAGTGTTTGCTTCTGAAGATGTAATAGCAGGACACTATTTTGGAATCACCCATCACTATTCTGGGAACCTAATTAGAACGCCCCTAGGGGGCTTTTTAAATCATAGTGATAGTCCTAACTGTTTTATAAAAGATAATGAAACAGAGGGCCTCCTGTTTACAGTGAGGCCTATTCACGAGGGAGAAGAATTAACGGTGTATTACAGAAAGTATGATGTTTGATATAATTGCATTAGTGTTCTTGCTGGGAGTGGTAGTTTTATTAGTAACCTTATTTATAGAATAACCCTTGGTAAGAACCAGAAAAATAAAAGAGAAGATAGACTATTCGCTAGTCAGCCAGAAGAAGGCTGCCTGGTGCATAGACAACGGATATAAAATATATCCGATACCTGCTGGTAAATGCCTTGGGCGTTGCACTGAATTTTATGTTGTGGTCCAGAGAGGAGTTCATAAGAAAAAGTCTAAGGAAGTGTACACTGATATAGGTTTAGCTAATAAGACTTGGGAGTTGTATAATTTCTTTTATGATAAACACGCTGATAGATAATCAGTTATATTACTATGGGTAGAAAGCCGAAAGAGTTTAAGTATATTAAGAAGAATGATGGTCGTAGGAACAATGGCAGGAAGAAGGGAGATAGTAAGAATTATCCTAAAAAGATAAACGCAACTCCAGCTGCTATTAATGAAGCTAAGAAGGATCGAATGGGTATTTATGCTCTGAACGCAATGAAGGAGGTCTTTGGCTCTGAAGAAGAGGCCTGGGCCGAGTTAGCGAAGCAAGCCAAGTCCTCTTTCGCCCATATGAAATTACTCTTTGAATATAAGTATGGTAAGCCTACAGAAAGTGTAGACTATACAAGCGGAGGTCAAAAGCTAGATATACCCATCACAAACATATTTGCTGGAACTCAGCAGGCCCCACAAATAGATAACACAATAGATATAACACCAGAACAAGATGAACAAGAAGAGACAGATCAATGATCCAAAGGACTTTCCAAAGGACTTTTGGAATTACCTTGTGAATCCAATACTAGGATACTATGTAAAGCCTCCTTCGTTATCTAAGAATGGACCGGTTAATAATCCAAAAGAATCTAAAGAAAGAACGAGAAATGTCTAGATCTAATGAGGTTATTTTATGGATGTGTAATAAAGGATATTTTGCAAATAGAGATGGGCAAATATATAGTCCAAAGTCTCGTGAAGTCGGTTACTACAGTTCCCAAAACCGTCTTATAGTTTGTGTTAGGATGAACGGACGTAAGCGTAAGGTCAGTGGTAGCAGATTTATAGCTTACTATTTTTATGGAAACAAACTCTTTAATAATGATGCATTTGTTCTTCACATAAATGATAATCCTAAAGACAATAGAATATCTAACCTTAAATTAGGAGATGCAAAGGAAAACGCATTAGACAAGAAAAGAAACGGAGGTAATTTTAAAAGATTTTGTTATGATCACAACATTATTTTCGAACAATACAAGGACCTTGGCTTTAAGGAAACAATGAATCAATCCGGAATTTCTCCTAGACATCTTTCTAGGATTATATCTAAATATAAAAATGACTCCACAGCTCCACGATAAATATCAAGCTTTAGGAAATGACACCCGTTACTTTGTAGTGACGGGTGGTAGGGGATCCGGTAAATCCTTTGCAGTAAATACCTTCCTGGCTTTCCTTACAATGGAAAAGGGGCATAAGATTTTGTTCGCTAGGTATACTATGGTCTCTGCTGCTACTTCTATTATACCAGAGTTCCTGGAGAAGCTTGAGCTGTTCGGTATCGCTAAACACTTTAGAATAACCAAGGATGAGATATTAAACACAGCCACCGGAAGCTCGATAATATTTAAAGGTATCAAGACCAGCAGCGGTAACCAAACCGCTGCGCTTAAGTCCTTACAAGGTATTACAACCTTTGTCTTGGATGAGGCAGAAGAGCTTATAGATGAGGACAGCTTTGATAAGATAGACCAATCAGTCAGGGAGAAGAACAAACAGAATAGATGTATACTAATACTCAACCCAACCACAAAGGAGCATTGGATATACCAGAGGTTCTTTGCGGCCAAAAGAGTAGAGGCTGGGTCGAATGTATGGAAGGATAACGTAACATACATTCACACTAGCTATATGGATAACAAAGATAATCTTTCTAATTCTTTTGTTGAGCAGGTAGAGATGATGCGTAAGAGAAACCCAAGGAAGTATCTGCACCAGATAATGGGTGGGTGGATTGATAAAGCCGAAGGTGTAGTGATCACCAACTGGAGAACTGGTCAATTCAAAGACTACCATCAAATTGTATACGGCCAAGATTACGGATTCTCTACAGACCCTACAACTCTTGTCAGATGCTCTGTAGACACTGAGCATAGGTTAATGTGGGTCCAAGAGTGTTTCGTTAAGCCTGGGCTATCTACAAAGGAAATAGGCGAAAGAAATATAAGACACGCCTTGGACTCTATAATTATAACAGACAACAATGAACCTAGGATGATACAGGAACTCCGGGAGGTTTATGGCTGTAATGTAAAAGGAGCCAAGAAAGGTAAAGGGTCTATCCTTTCAGGGATAGCCCTGATGCAAGACTACGAGATTATAGTAGATGCTAAGTCAGAGAATATAATTAAGGAGCTGAATAATTATGTATGGCACGCTCGTAATGAGCGGCCAATAGACAAGTGGAATCACTGTATCGATGCAATGAGATATGCACTTCAGTTTGCAGAGATCAATGCCAAGCGTGGCACTTATGTGATTCGGTAGAACTGATCAGTTAAAAGTGAAGTGTTTCTTAAATATTATATCAACTACCGCTAAGCTTAGCTTATCATAATTCAAAAGCTTTAGCAAGTTGTCCTTCTCAATTTCAATGCCTTGCTTTTCCAAGTATGCTTTAATGTACAATCTCTTACCATCTATGCTAAGTGGTTTGTAATGTAATTCGTATTCAGAATATCTGATACTAAACTTAAGGTTTTCAATGTCTATGTTTTTCATAATTATAATTTATAGATTCTTAAACGCAGTAGGGGTAGATTCTTAAACGCAGTGGCCCCGAAATTCTTAAACGCAGTAGGTCCAGGAGCCAGGATCCAGGCTCTTAAACGCAGTACCCCCTTAAACGCAGTACCCCCCGCAAATCCACTATTTAGACTCATTATTGATAAGGGTTGAAGTTTGCATATATTAATATATTTTTGTACGCGTGCGCCCGTACCTTAATTAATAGCACACGGGCCAGGGTTTAACCTGGTCCGGATCTACTTTGCAAAGTTTACCAGGATAAAAAAACTTTTTTTTCGTCTCGACCTTGATTTTTATTTTTATTTGTTGTATGTAAGCTTTTTTTTATTACATTTGTCTTATCAACATTTAATTAACATAAACATTTAAACAATGAGACTATTTATTAATGCTTATTTATTCGCTTTCGGTTTTTATATCGCGGGCCATTTTGTCAACTATTTTATTAATCAATAAACTTTAACTATTATGAAAGCTAAAACAATTGTAAAATTTCAAACTACCAAAAAGCCGTCAATTAATGACGTGCTAAAAATTACCAGCGGCGGCCAATTCTTCTACGTTGTTTGGAAGAAAGACGGCGGCGAGCTTGCCGCCCGTTGTCTTCGCCGGGGCGTCAGAAAGGGAGTCACCGGTAAGGGCTTAAATTTTAACCCAATTAAAAAAGGCCTTTTGCCCGTATACGATCCCGCCGCGGATATGCGAGGCAAAAAGTTTTTTAAACTGGTCCGGGCAAAAAATATTATAAGTATAACGGCCCGAGGCACTAAATATGTTTGGATCAAGCCGGACCCTTGGGTGGACGGCGGCGAAATTGACCAGCGGATTAATAATATTAACCAATTAACAAACTTTATTAATAAGATATGAAAACCAGAAAACAATACGAAATTTATATTGGTGAAGGCTATCAACTAGACTACACTTTGCTGTTGACCGATTGGACCGGTGACAATGAAACGCCCGGGGCCAATGATGTAGAAATCATTGAAGCCACAATTACAGCGGACGGCAAAAGCTTTGATTTGCCGGCTGAATTTATCTATACATTTATTGAACGTAAACTTTTAAAAATAATACAATAATGAAAAATTATACTATCCCGGCCCGGCTATTGAGCCCGGGCCACACCAACGCAAAGACAGCAAAGAATGAAATTAAAACCTTTATTTTATACCTGGCACCACACACACAAAACGCCGCAAAAATTAACCTTTGCCCGATGGCCTCAAAAGGTTGTGCGCTGGCTTGTTTATATAATGCCGGGCGCGGGGCTTTTAATAGTGTACAAAATGCGCGCATAAATAAGACTAATTTTTATATTAGTGATAAATCTTTATTTATTAAAAAGCTGGCCGGGGAAATAATAAAAGAAACGGCCAAAGCAAAAAAGAAAGGTGAACAAATAGCTTTCAGACTTAATGGGACCAGTGACCAGGATTTTATATACCTATTGAAAAAATACGCGGGCTTAGATATTTTAGACCTGGTTTATGATATTAGTAAACCAACGGCAATATTTTACGATTACACTAAAATTCTAGGGAAAGCTAAAAAGTATATTGATCATCCTAATTATATTATAACTTATTCCAGGGCTGAGGATAACGAAGCCCAGGCCCTCGAGGCCTTAAGCCTCGGGGCTAATGTGTCCGCGGTCTTCTCGGATAAACTACCGGCCAGCTATAAAGGGTTTAAGGTGGTAGACGGTGACGCATCAGACTTAGTAATGTTAAATCACGCGGGCGTTATATTAGGCCTCAGGGCTAAGGGCCGAAAAGCTAAGGAAGACAAAACCGGGTTTATAATTAATAGTAATAATCTAAACATAAAACACAATGAGCAAATCAAAGCAACAGTTTAACCACGCGCGCCAATACGCGCGAGACATTAAAAGGCTTTATCCAATTAACACAGCTTTAAAAATATTAGAAAAAGAACATAAATATTATTTAACCAATGAAACTAATTTCAATCGACAAATTAAGATTGAAGAGTTTATAATACTTACAAAATGAATATAGACAAAGATTGTAGCTGCTGCGGACACGTTAATGACAAAGACAATTTCCTTTGTAGTGAATGCGGGTTTTATTTAGATATGGCCATATCTTTAAACGAGTACGGACTGCCCGACATAGAACAAAAATAAAATATAAATAAAAGTTTAACAGCCTGGTTTTGAACCGGGCTTTTTTTTGTGGTATACTCGCGCCTTAAAAATAATCAACCAAACGAGAACAGGCCCCAGGAGGCGCTCACAGCGCTTCTAAGGGCCTTAAACATATGAGAGGGACCCTACCCCTAGCCAGAGATTTGCGCCCCGCTCAGAGCTTTAACGTAAAACGGGCTTGGACGGGGATAGTATATCCAGTTTAATAAAATCAACGTAAAACGAGATCGGTCGGGTATAGTATATCAGGTTTAATAAAATCAACCCATTTAGAAAACTGTGCTTGGAGGAATAGACTTTCAGATAAAAGTATAGTTACCCTAAGCCTCTTTATTAATACCCAGCAAGGATATCGAATTGTCTATTTTGTACGTTTGAGACTCCCAAAATTCCAATTCTATATTAATATAACTAATTTTTCCATCTTTTGTTTTGGTCTGCTTATGGTACACTGATACCAAATATTGGTTATATTAGTATGAAGCAGTTAAAGATAGACATCCCCAAGTCGCTAAGAGGAATTAAGCTTTCAGAATATCAAAAGTTCTATAAGCTATCTGAGGATAATAAGGATGCGCAGGACCCGGAGTTTCTTAATCTTAAGATGCTAGAGGTCTTTTGTGGGCTGACTCTAAAGGAAGCCTACAATATGAAGCTCACTGACTTCAATTTTGTAATTACACACCTTAATGAGTTGTTTAAAGAGGACACTCCTATGATAAGCAGGTTCTCATTAAAGGACCCAAATGGTGATGAGGTAGAGTTTGGGTTTATACCCAAGCTCGACAGTATATCCTTAGGAGAGTTTGTTGACTTAGACACCTATATGGCTGACTGGAGGGATATGCATAAAGCTATG